TAAACTTTTGCTTCTCTTCTTTCTCTACCATCATCTTCAGTAGATTGAACAAACTCAACAGGAGCTTTGATGCTATAAGTCGTATCACTTGTAGAATAAACACCAGTAGCTGTGTTATAACTTCCAGATGCTTTTTTTGTATAGACAATAGAAGAATCTAAAGAAGATCCCAAGTCAGCTACTACTTGTTTAGCAACACTCTTCAATAATGAATCAAGTTGACCTGCCATTATCCTCTAACTACCCTCATTTGAAAACTACCTGCTCCACCTAGCATATATGCTCCAAGATAACTTTGTAACCAAGGATAAACATCAAGAATATTATTTACAGATCCAGTGCCCT